TTCTTCTTCAACAACTTCTTTTTTTTCAAGTAATTCATATAATTGTTTTATTTTCTGTTCAAGTGTTTCCTGTTCCATTCCTTTAACATGCATTTTAGCAAGTGCTTCAGGATTAGCAGGTACAGGAACAACTGATAATTCAAGTAATTCTTGTTCCATGATTGTGTAAGGTTCTTCAGTACTTCCCCATCTTTTAACCATGAAACCAACTGAAAAAGCATTTAGTATTTTTTCTTGAATAAGCTGAAAGACCTGTTTTCCAAGATCAGTACTAGCAAATTTAATATTGAACATGAGTTGACCTTCTGATACCCATACTTTTATTGCTTTACCAATAGGAAGATCACCATAATTATGACCATAAAGGATTACAGGATTATCTGTATAGTTTTTGAAGTCCCAACCTTCAGGATTAACACTTTCACCATGTCTATCAATAATACCTGTTGAACCAATAACACCGCTCAACGTCATTTCATCTTTATTGATGATAGATTTCTCATTGGAGTTTATATATAAAGTTTTCTTGTCCATATAATTATTATACTAATTATTAATATATTTTTACGTCAATCAAAATACGGTATAACTTCACATCTACATTGTGGATGTGCAGGTGTATTTGAATGACCACTAATAAAAACGCCATTTTTATCAATCACTTCTTGATTGTTTGGAGTACATATAGGACAAGCATCCTGTTCAGCTATCCATTTCAATTTTGTAACCACTTCTGATTGTTTGTACATAAGCATTGATCCATCACTGTATGCTGTATTAATTTCTGTTCGTGCTATTCTTTCTGCTTTCCATGTTTTATCAATCTCAAGTTCATTGATCAATCTTGCTTTTATCTTTTCCAGTGTGACTTCACCTTTTTCAAGTTCATCTTTTATGATGTTTCTTGCTTGTTGTAATGTGCTATCAGTCAAACTTTTAGCTGTGAATGAGGCTCTTTGATTAAGAATAGCAATAGCACCACTGTTTTCAAGGTTAAAATCAATAGGTAAATCATATTCATTACCTGTATTGTTGACTGATTCTTTCAATACTTCAAAGCCAAAATCAAAAGTAATTTTAGCTGTTAATGTAGTCCATTCAGTAAGGTTTGGCATTATTTGTGATAATACTTCATTGAAATTAGCTTTCTTCTTGAATGATTTTGTAGTTATATCATCCTTACGAATTAAATCAGTAAGGTATGACAAATGAGCATGTATCTTTGAAGCCATTTGTTTTTCTTTCATTGCTACATATGAACGTCTTACTTTCAGATATTTTCTATCATTGTGACTGATTCTTTTTTTCATTGCTATTATTTTTTGTGGTGGATTAGTGTTTATGTCTTGACCTGAAGGAACAAGATTAGTAGGAAGGTACAAAATATCACCACCATCCAAAGGCTCATATCCATCTTCTTGACGTACTTCATTCACTGTCAACCATCTATTTACTGATTTTTCTTTTCTCATTAATTGCTGTTCAACATTTTCAGGCACTGGATTTTCAGGCTGTAATTCAAAACCTTCAGTACCTTTGAACAATGACAAATAAAATATATTTAATTTTTCAAATATTAAATCAAGTCGTGGTGATAATGTGTATTCTGCAAAGAAATATTTACCTGCTTCAGCATTTGCTCTATTTACATCATTTGCATATAAAATTGATTTAGGTACACCAAAAATGGCAAGTATTTCATCTCTTGAAAATTCTCTTTGTTTTATGAAGTCCATGTCTTTTTGCTTCAATGTTACTTGCTCCCAACGAAGCCCACCATCAAGAAGTAATGTTTTATGAGCATTACTAGCACCTTCATATTTTGTTCTCCATTCTTTATCTAATCTATCAAAACTTTCATCTGTCATTTGTTGATCTGTTGTTAGAATACCTGAAGGCATAGCCCCATTACTAAAGAAATTACTGTTCCATTGAACAGCATTTAACACTCCTTCAATTTCATATTTAGCTTTTTGAATTGTTGAAAGTCCTTTAGTAATATCAAATGGATCAGGTCTTTTAATCTCAATTAGTTCATTCAATTCAAATCTTGTTTCTCCACCTTTTTCTTTTCTGTATATGTAATGACTAACAATATCATCTGTTCCTTTTATTACCTTAACTCTATATGGATTTAATACCCATAATTCAAGATAATTAGAACCATCTATTGATTTAACAGGATATAAATAACTTACTCCTGTTATATCAATTTGTGATGATATTTGATAAATAAGATCTGTAGTAGTTTGATATTTATTTGGTCTTTGAAGTAATTTTAGTAAAGGATGATTTACAACTATTTTTTTTTCATCTTTTCTAATATCATATAAATGAAACTTATTTGTAGATACATTTGAAGCTATAAGGTCTACACATTTATACATTATTCCACTATACATATCATCAGTATTTACAGCTTTTCCACCCATCAGACTGACCCAGCCACCTGAATTAATATTATATCCTTTTCGTTGAAGTCCTAAAAAGTCCAGTAGTTTTGTTTGTATGTTCATATAATAATTATACTGTAATATCTTATAAATTTATGCGCCTAGTACTCTGATACGTGGCTCTACCTTTTGTTGTAATGATACTTTAATTGCTATTTTTAATGAGTCTGCTTGATCATCATGTTCGCCTACAGGCAATGATAACAATTCATTAATTAAATCTTTCATATCTTCTCTAATGTAAATCTTTCCATTTTCAAAATAAGGTGCAAGTTCAACTTGAAAACTTTCAACTTTATTTTTTACTGATTTAATTCCTATAATTGGTATTGTAGTTTTTTGCTTTAATGTTTGAACAGTATCATATTGAAAAGCATTTTCTTCTACTCCTGTAAGTAAAGGCTTGAAAGTATTAAACTTTTGTACCACCATATTTATACGAGTACCAAAATCAATTCTATCTTTAAATATATCTAGAATATATATGTGTTGTGTGCCTTCAATATCTGTATATACACCAATTGTACAACCTGCTGTCCAGTCTCCTTTTTCAATATCTTTACCTACTGACAAATCCCAACCTTGATATATCTTCATTTCTTTTAACATTTCAGGGCTTACTTCTCTATATGTCTTTATCCATTCTTGTTTAATTATTAGACCCATTGCTTCAAAAGGTACATTCATGTATTCCTTTAACCAGAACTTTTCACCATGTATTTTGGATATATCAGCTTTAATCTGCATTAATTGACCATGTGTATATATTTCAGGACAAAGCAAAGTTTCATCATCATTAATAGCCTTGAATACATTTACTGCAAAATTATCAGGTAATTTATTGTATAGATCATCTTTTCGTTGCATGGTTCCAATCATTATAATTTTGCGATCTACTTCTTGTTTGGTGATTTGTGGATATATATCAGTATAAAATTTGTCTATGTTCTTTTGATTTATGTGATCTGAATATATAACACGACGATCAATAGCATCATCAATAACAATAATATGAGGATGTTTACCAATAATACCTGCTTGATATGACATAGGTCTTATTGTTGAACCATCAGCAAGCTCCATAGCATCCTCACGCCAGTATTTTGCATTCTTTACATCCAATATATCCATGAGTATTGGATTACCTTCAATTGTTCTTTGTAGTTTCTTGAACTTCTCCAAAGCAATATCATCAGTTAAATGATAGTAATTAATTTCAAGAGGATATGATCTTGTGAATATCTTTTTGATTAAATAAGCAAGGATTGTATATGTTTTCAAATGCTCACGAGGGGCGAGTGTACAACTAAAATTATTATTCTCCCATATATGATAAAGCTTATCTTGAAATGCGGCTACCTTCCAATCTTTCGTTACAGCTTCATTATCATAATCATATAAATATAATCGTATAAATTCAGTAAGTGGAAGATCTTTTACTGTGGCTCGTAAATGTTTATATAAAAGTGTCAAGCTATCGCTATTTTGATGTATAAATCTTTTTCTTGTAATGTCATCTTGTAAATAAGCGAAGTCTTGCATAAGTTCATTCTTTATTTTATAAGCTCTTGACTGTGTTAATTTTGTATCTTTAGCTATTTGATTGAAGTTATAGCCATCAAGTAACATTTTAACTACTGTTTTTTTATCACCTGTAAATCTGTTTATTAATTGTTCTGTCTGTAGTGTATTTTCAACTTTATTCCAAAATGAAACATCTCTAGGCTCATAATCACCTATGCAATTATCTAGTGATACCTCACTCACTCGTATTGTCTGATACATCATCTTTCCATTTCTTGATAGCATCATATGTCTTCAAAACTGTTTCTAATACTTTTGGATTGTCTTCATTGAAAAGTGGTATTCCTTGTGGTCCAGTTAATTCAACTCGTTTACTAAATTCATCCTTCTCCATACGATCAAGCCATTCAAAACTGTTCTTTACATCAGGTTCTTTTAATACCTTACCATCTTTATCAGTAGCACCTTGAATTGATTTTATAATGTTCTGACGGGCTATAATGTTAACTTTTGTTCTTTCGTATTCTATTTCACTACGAAAATCATCATCATTATTGTAGTAATAAATGTATGTTGTATAAGGAACATTGGCAATCTGACAGGCTTTCCAAAATGAATATCCAACCTGTAAAAATGGCTTCAATTTCCGTATTGCATCTTGAATATCTGCTGGTGTTCTTCCTGCTCCTTGTGGATTTGTTTTAGTTACTTTTGCCATATATTTATATTATTTTTTATACATCCAACTACAAGTATTTCTTTCTTTTGATAATGTTTTATTTAATTCTGGCATACCTGAATTACTTGATTTTCCTCCTTGTCTGCCTTGTCTCATTAGTTTCCAATTATTATTCTTTGATAAACTTCTATTAATTGCTGGGTGTGATGTTACTATCATAAATGAATAATTGTCTTTATATATTTTTGCTACTTCATTTAATAATAATGTTCCTATTCCTATTCCTTGATAATCAGGTAAAACTACTAATCTTGTAACTCTTTTTATATTTGTTCTTATTGGATGAGGAAAATGTATTACTCCTATAAATCCTACTATCTTTCCCCATATTGTCGCTACATATACTTTTGATCCTTTATGTATATTTGTATTCAAATAGTGATATTTCTTAAACATTGACCAACAATCCACTGTTTATTGATATATTTGAACATTGATTGAAGGTTTTTTTTTACTTGTTCAAACTTCATTAGATCAGTATTAAAGATCCAATCAGGCTCCAACCATTCAGCTACATCTGAATGACAAGACAAAGCTATAAATTTCTTGTTGTTTTGTTTCATTGTTTTATTAACCACTATTGAAACAATCTTTGCAACATCACGATCAACTACAGAAGTAAATTCATCAAATACAATCAATTCTTCATTTGATAATAAAGCCTTAGCTAAATTTACTCTCATTTGTTCGCCTTGTGAAAGTACATGAAATGGTTTGAGCCATGAAGGAGGTGAAGAAAAACCTACCATTGTAAACATCTTTGTTATATCTTCTACTGATTTATCTTTTGGCATTTCATCTATTATTGATTTGTCTGTGTATGTATATTCACTAAATATA